TGTTAGCAAGTAATTATCTAGACCCAGACTGTACAGATCCGGCATTGTACCCACGTGGTATGAAATTATGGAACACACGCCGTAGCGGCTTCAATGTTAAGAAATATGTCTCTGGATATATTAATACGTCCGGTACTACTACTAATCCACGTCAATCTAACGCTGTTATGACCAGTTATAATGCAGACCGTTGGGTATCACAAAATGCCGTAGCTGCCGATGGTGGCCCGCAGTTTGGTAGACTAGGACAAAGAGCGCAAGTAGTTGAAGCTATGAAGTCTTTAATTGATACCAATCAAAGTATTCGTGACAACGATACATTAGGATTTAATCTAATCGCAACCCCAGGTTATCCTGAATTAATTCAGAACATGGTTGGACTAAACACTGATCGTGGTATCACAGCGTTCGTTGTTGGTGACACACCATTCCGTTTACAGCCAACTGGCACAGCATTAAATGCTTGGGGATTAAACACATCCGGAGCATTAGACAACGGTGATGCTGGTGCTACTAGCTATGACGAATATATGGCCATGTACTATCCAAGTGGTTATACCAACGACAACACAGGTAACAACATTGTTGTTCCAGCAAGTCATATGATGCTACGCACAATTATTAACAGTGATGCTAAGAGCTACCCATGGTTTGCACCAGCTGGTACAAGACGTGGCGGAGTTGATAATGCCACAGCAGTTGGTTATATCACTGAAGAAGGTGAATTTAAATCTACAGCATTACCACAAAACTTACGTGACGTTCTTGATGATGTTAAGATTAATCCAATTGCTACATTAACCGGCGTTGGTGTATTGGCCTACGGTCAACGCACTCGTGCTAGAAATGCCAGCGCATTAGATAGAATTAACGTAGCACGTTTAGTTTGCTATCTGCGTAAACAATTAGATGTTCTTGCAAGACCATTCTTGTTCGAACCCAACGATGCTCAAACCCGTCGTGAAATTAAAGCAGCGGCCGAAAGTCTAATGCTTGAATTAGTGGGACAACGAGCACTATATGATTATGTCATAGTCTGTGATGAAACAAACAACACTCCTTCTAGAATTGATAGAAATGAGTTGTATGTTGACATTGCTATTGAGCCAGTAAAAGCCATTGAATACATTTATATTCCACTACGCTTGAAAAATACTGGTGACATTGCAGCCGGACTATAATAGGTAAATACAAAGAATAAGGAGCATTTATATGCCAATCGCAAGTTTATCAAGATTCACAGTACCTATTAGTGGAAGCCAAGCTTCTACTACACAGGGCCTGTTGATGCCAAAACTAAAGTACCGCTTCCGTGTTACTCTAGATAGCTTTGGTGTCCCAGGACAACCTTCAACTGAACTAACTAAACAGGTTATGAACGTTAGCCGACCTGAAGTTAGTTTTGAAGAAATCAAACTACCCGTTTACAACAGCACAGTTAAGTTATTGGGCAAGCACAATTTTGCAGATGCAAAATTAACTATCCGTGATGATGCAAGTGGTATTGTTAGTCGTAAAGTAGGTGAACAACTACAAAAGCAATTTGACTTCTTTGAACAAAGCGGTGCTGCCAGCGGCATTGATTATAAATTTAGAATGCGTGTTGAAATACTCGACGGCGGTAATGGTGCGTTTGAACCAGTGACCCTAGAAAGTTTTGAATTCCTAGGCTGTTTTATTAAACAGGCTACTTACCAAGGTGGCGACTACAATGATGCAACAAATCCAATGGATATTGCACTAACTATCACTTATGATAATGCTATTCAACTAGATGCTCCTGGCGGTGCAGCCAGCGGTATTGGTATTGATGTAGGCCGTGTAGTACGTCCAGCAGGCGCACAGGGTCTAAGTACAGGCGGTTAATAATAACCTTAATTAGTAAAAAGCCCAGTAAAAACCTGGGCTTTTTATTTGACTAAATATTTGTATGAGTAACGCATTTACTAACTATCTATCCGGTACCGGATATACCAAAGGATATCCTAATTTAAAAGACTACCAACATGCTAGTCGACTTTACGTTGACAAAAATTATGCATATTCTCCCAAAGTAGGTTTTCTTTATTACGTAGTATTCAACATTAACCCAGACGCTATTATAGATCAACAATGGCGTAATACCGGTGCAATGGATATTGGATTGTTAGTTAAAAAAGTTGACCTTCCTAAATTTACAATCACTAACGAAACATTAAATCAATATAATAGAAAAACAGTAGTACCCACTAAACTAACCTATACTCCAGTTAGTGTAGATTTTCATGATGATAATTTTGATATTATCAACAAACTATGGATTAACTATTATAAACATTATTTTGCAGACAGCAATTACGGAACCACAGGTGAAGTACCAATAGAATTTAGAAATACCAAGTACGGGGAGACGGACTATCAATATGGTATCTATAATAACAATGCTAACGTGCCGTTCCTTACCTCAATAGAAATTTACAGCCTACATCAACAGAATTTCACTCAGGTGACTTTAATTAATCCTAAGATCACAGAATGGGCACACGACTCTTTAAATCAAAGTGAAGGCAGCAAGATTATGCAGAATAGAATGTCTGTTGCCTATGAAAACGTACTGTATGATTACGGACAGATTGTTCCAGGATCTGATCCGCCACAGTTTACAAGTGTGTACTATGACAAAACTCCTAGTCCCTTGCAAGTCGCAGGAAATCCTAACAGTCCTTACTCAAAAAACCCATTGATTCCTCGAGGTGCTAATGCAGTGCTTGGTAAAGGTGTAGGACCTACGAGAATTAACAATGGTTTTGATAATAGGGGTGCCGGAAGAATATATGGTAGAGTTGGAGGAAGTGGTGGTACGCAAAATATGTTCTTAGACATTGCTACAATCCTTGCTAAGAATTATATAAACGCCAAGGGCATTGTTCGAACCAGTGCTACAGGATATAATATAGCCAGCGGTGCATTAGGTGCGTTAACTAAAACTGCTCCTGGAAAATATTACACTCCTCCTAGTACAGAATACAACCCAGGAGTATTTAATTTACCGGGCGGCGTAGGTATTAACATCTTTAAAGCATTTAATACCAGTGTTGACGGGAAGATTAGAGCAAATCCTGCCGCACTTATATTTCCTCCTAAAAGATAATTATGAATCAAAATTATTCTAACATTCCCGTTAACAAATCTCAGGACTCAACTGTTCAGGCATTTGATTCATACACAAACACGCCTGTTGAAATTAATTCATCTGTGCTGGCAGCAATGAAAGGATATTTCACCAATAGAGACTTTGGTGAAGTAGCCGCCGAATCTATTGCTGTCACAATTATTAGACAGGCCAAACAAGACAATTATAATCCTATGCAAATTTTAGATACATTAAAAGGACTAGATAATGTACAACTGTCTGGCCTAGTATCTGAAATATTAAATTACAATAGATTTAAAAGTAGTAGTCTAGGGTATGCTGATAAACCTCAACCACATCCCGAAATTCAAAGAAATATAGCAGTATGAGTTTAAAGTTTAGCCAGGGGGTTTACAAAGTAAAAAATCCTGAAAAATATATGGGACACGGTGCTCCTAGATATAGAAGTTCGTGGGAATTTACCTTTATGACTTTCTGTGATAACAACCCTAGCATACAACAATGGTCCAGCGAAAGTGTAAAGATACCTTATAGAGATCCTTTAACAGGCAAGCATACAGTTTACGTTCCTGATTTTTTAATTTCTTATGTTGACAAGAAAATGAAAAAACACGTTGAAATTGTAGAAATAAAACCTGCTAATCAAACTCTAAAAGAACGTGTAGGTAAAAATCCCTATAATCAAGCGCAGTTTATTAAGAATCAGGCCAAGTGGTCTGCCGCCACAGATTGGTGTAATCAGCAGGGCATTAAGTTTAGGATTGTCAACGAAGGTGATATTTTCCAGAATGGTGGAAAACGGAATAAGTAAAAATATGACCAAAAAGTTAGAAGAACTCTTAAACATAGAACCTGTTAGTGAACCCATTATTCAGGCAGAAGCAGTTGATGTAAGTCCAGTACCTACAATTAATCTAGAAGAAAAATTAGAGGAATTTGATAAAATTGCTGCCGCATTACCTCGTGTAAAGGGGCTAGGCGATATCAGCGATTCAGAGTTAGATGCACTTGCAGACAAGGCTGAAAAAGCCTACGACGACCTAATGGATTTAGGTATGAATGTAGAAGCACGTTACGGTTCGCGCATGTTCGAAGTAGCCGCCCAGATGATGAATGCCGCTATTACAGCCAAAACTAACAAGATTGATAAGAAGCTAAAGATGGTTGATCTACAGCTTAAAAAGCTGGCCATAGACAAAAAACACGGCGACGGCAACGGAAATACCGTAGAGGGCGAGGGATATATTATCACAGACCGCAATAGCATCTTGGAAAAACTAAAGAATCTTAATAAATAATTGACTATGAAATCATTCAAAGAACACCTAACTGAATCTAAAAAGAAGTATGACTTCCGTATCAAAATTGCCGGCGAAATGACCACTGAGCAAGAAGATACAATGAAGAGCTTACTAAGCCGTTTTACTACAGGCAATGCTCTAGTAGGATTCAAAAAATCAAAGACTCCCATCCAAGCACTACCATTAGATTTCCCTCAAATTAAAAATTGTGAAGTTAACATCTACGAAGTTGTATTAGATTATCCAACAACACAATTTGAACTAACAGAATATCTAAGTTCATGTCTTGGTGTAGGTAAACAACATTTAGTAGTTCGCAGTCCTATGGAACCTACTGAAGAATATCAAAATATTGAGCCAAAGAGAGAAGGCGCTTTGTTAACTGACCCAGATTACAAAGAAGCCCCTAATGCTCAAATGGAAGATTATTACGGTGACAAGTACAACAGTGGATTTGTTAAAGAATTGAATGATATCTTGAAACTTCAACGTAAAGAACGTGGAGAAGAAATTCCCACTGAAAGTCCTGCTAAATTTAATACAGATGCAGCACCAGGAAACATCGGCCCTATAAGTGGCAAAGGAAAATAATATGCAAATGATTGACGTACTAAAAAGATTGGCAGAACTTGATGCCGACAATCCTAACATAGTTAAGGAAGGTCTACAAGTTGAAGAATGTGGAATGATGCCAGAGATGGGAATGGGCATTGCTCCAGAAAAGCCATCTATGCCAGCAAGCATTAACATGTCTGCAGGCAGCGGTGAAGAACTAAGCAATATGTTAGCTACCATTATGCAACTTGCAGGAGTTAACAAAGTTGAAGAACCCATGGGCGGCGAGCCAGCACCGCAGACTTTAGAGCCAGTAGGCGCAGGTCCTGAGTCCCCAGCAGATACTATGCGTAGTGTCATTGACAAATTAAACCCAATGGGTGATAATGATGGCGACGGTGATCACGACATGGATGATCATGACATGGAAAAAGATGAAGGTTATTACAAAGATCCTGACGGCGATGAAGATTCAGCAGCAGATCAAGCAGATCAAGCAGATGACGAAAGACGCGGTCGAGAAGAGGAGTTAGGAGAGTACGACAATACTCCTGCAGATCCTAATAAAAAGAATGAATTTGATGCAAACCAATTTGCACATAAAGAGAATCAGCCAGGGCAAGGCGATAGAATGGACGGAACAAGTCCAAAAGCATACGCAGATATGAATGAGGCAGTAACAGATCTATTTGCACAGTACAAAAGGTTTGTCAAAGAAAATTGATAAGTTTTACCTTTACCAAATAGACCCTTCGGGGTCTATTTTTTTCATTAAATAAATGCATGGCATATACAGATAACAAACTAGTCAAAACTGCGTACAGTGCTAACAAGTACACCGAAAAAGACATCGAAGACCTATTAAAATGCACGGATCCAAATAGCGGTCCGCAGTATTTCCTTGACAACTTTTTTTATATCCAACATCCTGTTAAGGGCAAATTAAAATACGAACCGTTTGAATATCAACGTAGGCTAATCGACAGCTATCACGGAAATAGATTTAATGTAAATTTATTACCTCGTCAAACAGGTAAAACAACAACAGCGTCCGGCTATCTATTGTGGTATGCTATGTTTATTCCTGACTCTACAGTGCTGGTTGCGGCGCACAAGTTTGCAGGGGCTCAAGAAATTATGTCGCGTATTCGATATGCCTACGAATTATGCCCTGATCATATACGCTGTGGTGTAAAAAGTTATAACAAACAAAGCATAGAATTTGACAACGGGTCTCGTATTATTGCACAGACAACAACTGAAACAACAGGTCGAGGTTTGTCTCTATCATTATTATACGCCGACGAGTTTGCGTTCGTTGAACCAAACATTGCTGTTGAATTCTGGACATCTATTTCGCCTACACTAGCAACAGGTGGTAAAGCTATTATTACCAGCACCCCAAACAGTGACGAAGACCAATTTGCCAACATATGGAAAGAAGCAAATTCTAAATTTGACGAGTTTGGCAACGAACAAAAATTAGGACGCAATGGATTCTTTCCATTTAGAGCATACTGGAATGAACATCCAGATCGTGATGAAAATTGGGCAAATGAAGAACGAAGCCGTATTGGAGAAGAACGATTCCGACGAGAGCACGATTGTGAATTCTTGGTATTTGATGAAACATTGATCAACAGTATTTGTCTTGCAGGCTTAGAAGGCGATGAACCTTACATGAAGATGGGGCAAGCACGTTGGTACAAGAAGATTGATCCTATGAGTACATACTTACTAGCATTAGATCCTAGCCTAGGTACAGGGGGAGACCCAGCCGCCATTCAAATATTAGAAATTCCTAGTTTTGAGCAGGTAGGAGAATGGCAGCACAATCTAACCACAATTCAAGGCCAGGTACGTATTCTGCGAGATTTGTGCAATTTTATCAATGACGAATGTGCCGGTAAAGGTATGCAATCTAGCATATATTATTCAGTTGAAAACAATAATATTGGTGAGGCTGCACTAGTTGCCATTGAAGAAATAGGCGAAGAAAGCATATCAGGGTTGTTCCTTAGTGAACCAATTAAGAAAGGGCATGTACGTAGATTCCGCAAAGGATTTAACACTACAAACTCAAGTAAAATTAATGCCTGTGCTAAATTAAAACATCTAGTAGAAAGCAAAAGATTCCGTGTTCGAAGTAAACCTTTGATAAGTGAGCTTAAAGGATACATTGCAAAAGGTGTTAGTTTTGAAGCTAAAGTAGGACTGCATGATGACCTAGTTAGTGCTACATTGCTGGTTATACGCATGGCGTTAATGTTACAAGAATGGGATCCTGCTATCTACGATAAAATGCGAGAATCTCGAGAGGACGAGTTTATTATGCCCATGCCTATATACATCAGCAATTATTAATAAATAACTGATATGAAAGCTATTCAATTAATCTCTCAAGATCTGTTCGACAAAGTCCGCAGCCGTTTTACCAATTTAGAAATGGGTGACGAAACAGGAGCAGTTACCATTGACCCTGCAGAAGCACGTTTCTTTGATTTTGACTTTGTTAACGAGGGTGTAAATTTAGGTCGTGTTAGCATTAGCTTAAACGATCTAGGTAGCTTAAAGATTTACTACAGTCAAGGTATTACAGAAAATCAAGACGACCCTAGCAAACAAGTTTGGTACGGTTTCTTAAAAGAAATGCGTATGTTTGCCATGCGTAGATTACTACGTTTTGACACTCGCGATATTGCTAAAACAAATCTTGACAGAAATGATTTTCAACATCTTGCTGCCACGCAAGCCCCTAAGGAAGAAGACCCTACTATGAACATGACCGAATCACGTTGGAACCAAAAGAGTTCTAAAAAAACCAGCCGCGCAGTTAAAGGTGCAACAGAAGTTATTGTAAGACATCATAAAGCAGTTGATGAAATGTATGCAGGCTCTCGCAGTCAACGAAATAACATCAGGGCAATTTACATTCAAAACAAAGACGGGGAAAGATTTAAATATCCGTTCATTCATCCAGCAGGCGCATTTGCCATGGCTCAACACGTTGACCACGGTGGTGTTCCGCACGACCCAGCTGGCAAGGCTATCGTTCGTATGAGTGAACAGATTGCTCAACTACAAGAATTCCAAAGACAAGTACAACATACAAGTTTACATGATGATGCTATGGGAATTACAGAAAGGGCCGTAGGCCGATTAAATGAACTAAAAGCAACTATCGAAGCACTAAGCAAGCGTCATCATTATGAATCATGGGTGGGCGAATTAGCAGGTGTAGACCAAGGCGATGACCTAATGGAACTAGATCCTGTGACCATGGAAACTTATAAGGCAAAATTTACAGAAACAAATTTCAAAGAAGATCTAGCAAGTTTCTTTCCATTGATTCACAGGATTATGCAAGAAACAAATACTGTAGACTTAGAAGAATACGTAAGTGAAGAAACAGACATTTGTCCAGATTGCAAAGAAGATCCTTGTGTATGTGGAACTAATGTTAAAGAAAACGCATTTAGCAAATTTGAAGAATGGGCAGAAGCCACGGAACAAGGCCAATTAACAGACGACGAAATTGAAGCACTAAAACAAGCAATGAACGAACTGCCCAACGGCGAATTAGAATTGGGTCCAGATGGTCAAACAGCATGGCAATTTTTCAGCGGCTTGGGTCTAACTGATTCTGATCTAGAAGATAAATTTAAATCAGCATCTGAATTAGATCCATCTGCTGATCCTATGGAAGTTTTAAAAATGTGGGCTCAAGAAAGCTACCCTGAACTATTAGTAGCACTAGGTCTAACAGGCTCAGGCCAAGAAGAACCATCGGCAGAAATGCCACCGGCTGCGCCTGCTCCAGTAGCTCCTCCTGCAGAACCCCCAGTAGCAGAAGGCAAAGAAGGCAATATGGTACAAGAAGTTGCCAAGATTGTTAAGAGTTTTTACAATCGTGACAACCCAGAAGTTGGTCCATTCCGCGGTGGAGAAGGTATCACACTCGACGTAAAAAAACAAATTGCAGAAAAATTTGGAGAAGAAGCTGGTGAACAAGCTGCCCAAATGGCAGAACAATTTATAAACAAATTAACACAAGAATGGCAACAGCGTCATGGACAAGTAGGTAATGTAGAACCAACTGACGGACTAGCAAGATTAAAAGAATTATTGGGCAACGTTAAACAAAAAGTAGAAAGCATTAGCCCGGATAAAGAAGACCCCCCATTTGATCCAGACCCTCCTAGAGATGGTGAAAGAAAAGATCAATTTGGAAATCCTATCAAACACGTAGCAAAACACTTGGCCAAGCAAGGTATGAAACAAGTCCAAGGTGACGGCAGAGAATTAGCCAGACTAAAAGAATTACTAGGCAACGTCAAAGAAAAAGTAGAAAGCATTGGATCACAAGAAGAAGCATATAACCCCAATAGTGTTGATGCACAACACCGTCGCGATTTAGAAGCATCACATGAAAAACATTTAAAAGACAAAGCCGCCAGCGGCGATCAAAATGCTCAAGCACGATTAGATGCATTAGCACAGAAAAAAGAACGAATGAGAAATGACTACAATGATCGCATGGAACGTGAAAGCGTAAACAAGAGCCAAATCCCTGCATACAAGCGCAAAGAACAGGGCGGCGACTGGAAAGTGTCTACCAAAGATTTAGAAAAAGAAAAAACCAATAGCCCAACAAGCTCAGCAGGATTAGCACGTAAGAAAGCGGAATTAGGTATAAGTGAAGAACTAGCCGCAATTATGAAATTATCCGGAATGGCAAAATAAATCAAAATATACCAATAAAACTCTTGACAGGATAAATAAAACTGTGTATAGTTAACGCTATGCACAGTTTTTCTTTTAGTCAGTTGGCTTTAAGAAAGCGGCACATAAAACTTTATTAAGGAAACATTATTATGGCAACGTTAGCAGAAATTCGCGCAAAACTTCAACAGAGCGCACAAAATACCGGCGGACAATCCGGCGGCGACAACGCAATATTTCCACACTGGAACATCGCAGAGAACACAAACGTGACAGTTCGTTTCTTGCCCGATGGCGACACAAACAACACTTTTTTCTGGTTAGAGAGAGCAATGATTAAATTGCCTTTTGCTGGGATTAAAGGTGAAACAAATTCTAAGCCCGTGACTGTGCAAGTCCCCTGTATGGAAATGTGGGGCGAGACTTGTCCAGTTCTTACTGAGGTTCGTCCTTGGTTCAAAGACAAGAGTTTGGAAGACATGGGTCGTAAGTACTGGAAGAAAAAGAGTTATCTGTTCCAAGGATTTGTTGTTGACAGCAAGTTCAAGGAAGACCGTACTCCGGAGAATCCAATTCGTCGATTCATCATTGGTAGCCAGATTTTTAACATTGTTAAGAACGCACTAATGGATGCAGAGATCGAAGAATTGCCAACAGACTACGTTCGTGGTTTGGATTTTAAGATTGCGAAAACTAGCAAAGGTGGTTATGCTGACTACTCTACTTCTACTTGGGCTCGTCGTGAACGTGCTTTGAGCGAAGAAGAAAATGCGGCTATTGCACAACACGGTTTGTTCAAACTATCTGACTTCTTGCCTAAGAAGCCCGGTGCAGTCGAACTAAAAGTTATTGCAGAAATGTTTGCGGCATCTGTTGATGGCGAAGCATATGATCCAGCTCGTTGGAGCCAATACTTTAAGCCGGCAGGCTTCGGCGGCCGTGATGAAGCCAGTGGCTCTCCAACTCCTGCTCCTACTCCGGCACCTAAGGCAGCACCTGCACCAGTAGCTGAAG